TTGGCCCCGGGCTGTCTGCCGAAGACCGTGGGCGGCTATCTCAACCTGCCCGGTCTGACCACGTTGGCCCCGGGCTGTCTGCCGAAGACCGTGGGCGGCGATCTCAACCTGCCCGGTCTGACCACGTTGGCCCCGGGCTGTCTGCCGAAGACCGTGGGCGGCGATCTCAACCTGCCCGGTCTGACCAAAGAGAACCGCGAAAAAATCAGAAGAAAATTTGGAAAGTAAAAATGACACCATTGCAATTTACAAAACTTGATTTTATGTGAAGAGTGCAAATAAAACAGGAAAAACAAAATGAATGAAAATGAACAAGTTGTGGTGCAAGACAGGCAGTTGGCGCAGGCGTTGACGGCTAGTGAAATCAGAGCGCAGGTCAATCGGATTCAGGAAGTAATGCAGGCGGTCATGAAATCCGGGACGCATTACGGTAAAGTTCCGGGATGCGGCGACAAGCCGACCCTGCTTAAACCCGGCGCGGAAAAGATATTGGCGACGTTTCAGATTGCTGTTGACCCTCAAATTGAATCCGAAACGCGGACGCCCGATGAATATACGGTGCGCATTAAGTCCGTGGCAACAAGCGCTAGCGGGCGTTATCTTGGCGCGGCGATCGGGGAGGCCAGTTCAAACGAGGAAAAATACAAATGGCGCAAGGCTATTTGCGAGAAAGAATTTGAAATCACGCCCGAAGATAAGCGGCGGATTGCCTTTAAAAAATACGAAGGAAAAATAAACGAGGTCAAACAAGTTAGGACAAATGTCGCCGATATAAGCAACACCGTCCTGAAGATTGCCGTCAAGCGCGCCGAGGTCGCCATATGTCTCCAGGTTACAGCGGCCAGCGATTGTTTCACGCAGGACATAGAGGACTTGCCGGAAGAAGTTGCACGCGAAGTCGTTGGCCAACGGCCTGAAATTAAACCTCCGCAATCCAAATCAAGCCAAGCCGATGCGCAACAGCCGGACCCTCCTCCCGAAGAAAAGCAATGGGGCAATCCTAACCAGCCGGCGGAGCTTCCGGGGGATGAAGAACCGCGCATTTCCGATGCACAGTCTAAGCGCTTCTATGCGATATGGGCCGGGTCAAAACGCGGGACAGAGGAGATGAAGGCATATATCTTTTCAAAAATCGGCTCACCGCACACGAAAGATATTCCAAAACGCATGTATGACGAAATGTGCGCGTATGCCGAGAAAGCACAATGATAATCCTTGATCCTATCACGCATATTTACCGGGACGAAAAAGGAACGGTTATTCCCGGAGTTACATCAATACTCCGGGATGCCGGGTTGATTGACGCGAGATGGTTTGACGACTATTCCCGCGACCGTGGGACGCTGGTGCATCAGGCTTGTGCGATGTATGACCGGGACGATCTGGATATGGACGCGCTTGACCCTGTTCTTGCGCCTTATGTTTTGGGGTGGGCGCGATTCAGGCGGGAGTCTGGGTTTGTCCCGGTGCTGATTGAGTCCGTCGTATTCAACGAACAGCATTTTTACGCCGGGACGCTGGATAGAACCGGCGACATGAACAGTTTTAACTGGCTTTTGGATATCAAAAGTGGCGCGGTGCAACCGTGGACTGGCCCCCAGACGGCGGCTTATTCAGGATGTTTAAACGTGCCACACAAGCGCGGCGGCGTGGAACTACGAAATGACGGGACTTATAAATTGACGGAATACAAAGACCGAAACGACATCAAAGTATTTCTGGCGGCGTTGGCCGTCGTGAACTGGAAGAAAAATAACGGAGGGATTAGATGAACTATTTTTTTCAAACAATAGCCGACCTTGTTGCAATAATCTTTGTAGTGTTAACTGCGACCGTGATAATTATGTTTTCTATTCTTTTTCCCATAGCATGGTTTGACGGACACGCTAAGTCGGCAATATTAAAACAACAAGGAATAGAATTGCCTTGGTATCAATCAACGTTTTTAGAGGTTAATGTAAATAATCAAGTAGGCAAAATCTATATAGAGGTAAATAAATGAGTGACACGAAGCAGTTGGAAACCGAAGTCTTGACCGTGCCCGAAAAGGCAAGGGCATTAAAAATAGTTGACAATGACACATACGCATTGGCCGGCAATATGCTTGTCCAGATCAAGGGATTACGCAAACAGATTAACGCCAGTTTTGACCCGATAATTAACAAGGCTTATCAGGCGCACAGGGAGGCTGTGGCACAGAAAAAAAAAGTTGATGCGCCGTTGGTTGAAGCCGAGGGGATCATCAAGCCGGCATTACGCGATTATGACACAAAGCAGGAACAGATCCGCCGCCAAGCCGAACAGGAAGCCCATGAAGCGGCGCATAAGGCCGAAGTTGACCGCAAGATCGCCGAGGCGGTGGCGATGGAACAGCAGGGGGATAATCAAGGCGCCGAGCAGGTCATATCCGAGCCGGTATACATCCCGCCGATAGTCCTGCAAAAGACCGTGCCTAAGGTGCAAGGGGTATCATTCACGGAGCGTTGGACGTTCCGCGTTGTTGACGCCGATAAAATCCCGCGCAGTTACCTTGTCCCCGATGAAGTCAAGATTGGGCAGGTGGTCCGGGCATTAAAGGCTTCCTCAAATATTCCCGGCGTTGAGGCGTATAGTGAAAAGACAGTATCGGGTCGTGGCTAGAATAGCCAAAGGAATGCGTTAAATGCGTTCTTACGCATTATAAAGATGAAAGGATAGGGATGATCTGCATGGAATGCAAGAACGAGTTTAAACCCATAAGGCCGTGGCAGCGATTTTGCTGCGAAAAATGCCGTGGTTTGTATCACCGACATGAGGGCGACCTACCGCTTACTCCGGTGATAAGGAGTCAACTTCAATCACTCGCATCCGCGCACGGAACAACTATAAATGAAATGGCGTGCCGTATTTTACATCAATCCATGAATCCAGACGGCGGGCCAATGGAGGAAATTTTCGGGAGCGAAAAGAAATGACACAGCCGGAACTTTTTAACTTTCATCAGGCCGGGAACCTGACCGTGATTGAACCGGGATTAACGCCTGTTGTCGGTAGAATCACGCAGTTGACCGACCGTGAATCATTGCCGCCATTTGCCCGTAATAGCGAGACCTCCCGGCAGGCGGCGATTGCAAAACACAACGCCGGCGACGCCGATAATCAGCGCGATAGGATTTTGCGCGTTCTATTATTTGCGCCATCCGGATTGACACGGGAAGAGATTGAAACAGAAACAGGGCTTGACGGCAACACGGTGCGCCCGCGAATAAAGGAGCTTATGAGCCAGGCCGCCGGCTGGCAGGACAGGAAACCTTGCGTCCGCGTAACCGGCAGAACCAGGCCGACACGCTGTGGACGGCAGGCGGAAATATTGGAGGCGATATGAATATAAAAAAAACATTTCGTAAATTGTTATCTGCAGGGAAACATGGCGTTGTTCATTTTGAAAAGTATAAAGTATCCCATAACGCAACGGCGCGCGTGTGTAAATCGTGCCTTAACGCCAATCACCCATCAATCTGCCGCTGGTGTGTTGGCGGCTCAAACTGGATGAAAAAAACATGAACGCTAGTGAAGAACTTGAACAATCGCGCCGGGAGAATGATGCTGAAATACGATACCAAAACCTTGATTCGCACGGCGATTATTATACCGAGGCGGATTACGTCGCTTACGAAAACAGACTGAGGAAAATAAACCGTGATTGTGAATGATAAAATCGCATCCCTTATGAGCCCCGCCGACAGAAAGGCGCTTAGAATCCTACTCCCGGCGGAACGGGTAGCGAAACTGGAAAAACAGACAGAAAAGGAATTACAAAAACTTTGCGAAAGCGAACTCAACCGGCGAAATATTATTTATCTGCATTTGTCATTCCGGGCGCGGGAAAAATGCGGATGGCCGGACTTAGTTTTTTGCATACGAGGGAAACCTTACGGAATTGAATTGAAAACCACAAAGGGAATTTTAAGCCTGGAGCAAATAAATTTACTTACTCGCATGGCCGACAATGGCTGGATAACCCACGTCTGCCGAAGTTTTGATGATTTTTTAACAGTAATAGGAGGGAATTTTTAGATGTTTTCAAAGGTATTTGAACAGATTTACGACTCATCAATAGCGGAAGATTATCTTGTCCGGTTTGTTTTTGAGGATTTTTTAACCCTAGCCGATGTTAATGGTGTGGTTGATAGAACACCAGAGGCTATATCAAGAAGGACAAACGTTCCAATCGATATAGTTAAACGCTCAATAGTAAAACTTGAAAGTCCTGATCCTAAAAGCCGCCGACCTGACGATGACGGACGGAGAATTGTCAGGCTTGATGAACACCGGGATTGGGGATGGTTTATTGTTAATTATGAATATTATCGCAACCTTGCATCCGAGGAGCAACGTCGCGACAAAACAAGAGAAAGGGTTAATAAATACAGGCAAAATCTTAAATGTAACGCACCTGTAACGCAATGTAACGATTCTCCTTATGCTTCTTCTTCTTCTTTTCTTATTCCTTCTTCTCTTAATACCTCTGAATTTCATATCGCCTGGGGCAACTGGCAAAAACACCGCTCTGAAATCAAAAAGAAACTCACACCTTCTTGCGCCGTGATGCAGTTAAAAGAATTTGAATCATGGGGGATAACCCGCTCAATCCGGGCGATTGAATACACAATTAAAAAAGGCTGGCAGGGGATAAAAGAACCTGAAGAAAACAGCCAGGCTGGAAAAACAATACCAACTTCACAACAAAAAACATCCGCGTATATGCTCACAAAGCGACTGGAAATTATTGAAGGAGAACTTGGAACGGCTCGTAATTTTGGGAAACAGGACGATATTCACCGACTCATCGGAGAGATAAAAGAAACGAAACAACGGATTAAGGATGCGACAAAATGAATTTAAACGGCAGGCAGGTAATAAAGAAATCCGCCCATGCGTGGGTGGCTAATCTGGAGCGTTAAAAACTCACCTGAAAAGGATTACTAGATGTCCGTTCCTGTCTGACTTTTGGAAATAAAAAATGAATAAACCATGCCATAACCGCCATGAGCGCAATGAAAATATTTTTGGCGCGGCAATACTCGTGATCTTCGCTCTTATTATTTTGGGCGTGGCCGCGTTGGTATTACTTTTCGCATGGACAATAATCAAACTGGTGTTGATACCGATGGTTTGGGGATGGGTCAGTTAAAGGAAAAATATGAATAAAGCAAATCTCATAGCAACATATTGCGTTAAATTTCCGACAACGCCAAGCCGAACATTGGCGCGAAAAATAATTAACGAACATCCCGAAATGTTTAAGTCACTTGAGATAGCGCGGTGCAATGTTCGCCATGTTCGCGGTCAATCCGGCATAAAAAGCCGGAAAGAGTATCGTTTTTTTAATACTATCCAACTTGACTATAATGCCGGTGGATTAAACACCAGCGGACTTCCGTTGTCTGAAACTCTTAACTCCACCCCCGTTCATTTTATTGACGGCAAGTGGTTGGTAATGTGCGACCTCCATTTCCCTTGGCAAAATAACGCCGCGATTGAAATTGCGCTTAACGAAGGAAAAAATAAAGGGGTAACACATATTCTTTTGAACGGCGACATCGCTGACTGTTATCAGCTTTCATGGTTTTGGCGACTACCGAACAAGGCATTTTTTATTCAAGAGCGATATGCGCTTGCGGAATTCTTTGATCACCTGCGCGAAATATTCCCAAAGGCAAAAATATACTGGAAACTTGGCAACCACGACTCGCGCCTTGAAAGTTATATGGCGACTCACGCTCCGGAAATATATGACGAGGAAATTCATAACTGGAACGAAATGCTCAAACTCACCGAATACGGAGTAAAGGTTATAAACGACTGGCATAAAATCTATCTTGGCAAACTTCTTGTCATTCACGGGCATGAGTTTGGTAAATGCTTTGCCCCTCCGGTAACTGCCGCCCGCCGGTTGTTTCTCCAAACAAAATATGCCGCCGCGATGTGCGGACATTATCACCAGACCAGTAGTAATAATGAAATGAACGCCAACGGCGACATGCTTTCAACATGGTCGGTCGGTTGTTTGTGTAATTTATCGCCGCGGTATAAACCGATCACTAATTGGAACAATGGTTTTAGCGTCGTGAATATTGGAGACCATAAGGGAAATTTTGAGGTTGATAACTACCGCATATTGCCATCGGGGAAATTGGTTAAATGATCTGTGCGCATAAATATATAAATGTCCATAACTACATACACTTTGTAACAAATGTTATGGAACGCGGAACCTGACAGAAAGTGTTGGAAACAGTAACCTATTGATGAGGAAATCGGGATGGAGGAGCAATGAAAAAAGAAACGAGATACGAATTGACCCCGCTTGGAGTCATTGGAGAAAAACCTTGCAACAAGTTAATCCTGTTTTTTGTCAAGTCATCAAAATATAACGCTATTGTTTTTGACGGGAAGCAGTTGACATTTTCAGAAGTGCAAAAAGTTGAGCCAACCAATAAAAAGCGCAATCGTAAAAAATGTTCGGTAAAATAAAACAGAAAAGACAGCAGGGGATCGTCACTAAGACGTATGCCGGGGGCGAACTGAGGATTGGTCCAACACAACAGGCGACGGCACACCCCACCGCCCAAAGTGCCAATCCGCTTGGTAAAGCTAACCGCCGGGGCGTGTGCGCTCTATTTAAAGGCGGGACAACATCGGCAATCCCCTGTCTGTCCCTGTATTTTGTTTCCACTAAATCATCAAAATCAGTTATTAACTGGCATATTCTGACATATAGCAGTTGTTATCTGACGGACACGTAAAATACTCCAACGAGAGCGAAAAGTGAAATGAAGAAAATAGCAAGAGTGTTTCCGACAAAAACGAGCATGAGTCCGACCGATGTGGATGCGTATTTTGACGCGCCAGATTTGTTCACGCCAATTTATGACGAAGTGCATATTTCAGTTACTTTTACATGGGATAAAGAACGATCCGACAAACTAGCCGATGCGTGGAATGGATATGGCAGGGTAATTCAAGGCGGCGTGGCGATCCACGGCGAAAGCGATAAACCTTTTCAAGCGGGAATGTATTTAAAAAAAGGAATAACGATAACTTCAAGAGGATGTCCTAATCATTGTTTTTTCTGCATGGTTAGGAAAGGCGAATTAACGGAGTTTGACGATTTTCCCGAAGGCAATATCATTCAGGATAATAATTTACTTGCCTGTTCGGACAGGCACTTAAACTTAGTCTGGTCAATGCTCAAGAGGCAAAAGGGAATTGAATTAAAAGGCGGTCTTGAAAGTTCGCGGATTACGCCGAAAATTGCCGAAACTTTACGCGGATTGCGGATAAAATCTTTATGGTTTGCTTGCGACCATCCCAACGCAATAAAACCACTAGAAAAAGCAATCAGTATTCTAAAACGAGCCGGATTTACTCGCAATCATCTATTTTGTTATGTCCTGTGCGGAGGGGATTTAATTGAAGAAGAAAATAGGTTGCGATCCGTTTATGAAATCGGTTGTCTGCCATTTGTGCAACTCTACCGGAACAAGGAAGACAACATTAAATATTCAAAAGAATGTAAGCGTTTTCAACGAACATGGTCAAGACCAGCGGCATTTAAAACACTTATGAAGACATTATGAAACTACATTGCTATTTTTGCCGTAAGGTTTGTCTGGAAATATCGCCGGACAATGAACGCCCTTATCGGTATAAAATGGGCGCGAAGATGGTCTGCCCTGACTGCCTTGAGCGGGTAAAGATAGCTGATGATATTGCTAAAATGGCGCACGAACAAACAGAACACGAAATGCCGGACTTTATGAAGGAGGTATTCAATGTCAACCGTAGGTAAAATAAATATGTCGGCGAGTAATGCACTGACAAATAATGTTCATATAAAACCCGACGCTGCCCTGTTCTTTTATTTCCCAGAAGGCCGGTGCGAACATGACATTGCCGTTCACGCGATGGATTGGGCGTTAACCGTGCAAGATTTAGACAACGACCTGCGTAATTTGCTCAAATACGGACACAAGACCAAATCGGCGGACGCGGCGTTTGAATATGTGCGCGATCAACTGCGGATGATTATGGAAAATCATGGCGTAAGTCTTGAAACGATAGAGTGATATGCGGTTCGCAAATTGAGAACGATTGGAGGAAAATTAAATGGACAAAAAAACTGCTAGATGTAAAGGTTGTAAAAAAAAATATCCGTTAGGCTATTGTCGGTATCCCCATAATTGCCAACCGAGACTTCCTAAAAACTTCGGGAAAATGTCGCTAAAATTACCGAAGTTAAATCCCATACTTGCTGAAATTTTTAATAAACCCGCAGACCCCAACGAACATTTGCCAAAGAACTTGGGAGAGTTAAAATAATCATGGACAAAAAAAGTTGTGAGAATTGTGGCAATTAGGGATATTTCGAAGGATGCAAATTGTTGAAATCAATGACGAACTATTCTGTCTGTAAAAACCGGTGTGCCGTGATAAAATTACAGGACGCGTTGAAAGCTGTGGAAGACGAACCCGAATATCCCGGAGAAACAAACGCATTGTTAGATATTCTCAACGAGGCAAACAAAACCGGAGGCAAAACATGAACGTAGATAAGGGTTGTGTTACTCATCATCACGCTTGCGATTGCCGGGAGGCGGCTATGAAAAAGTTGGTGAAGGATTTGATTTATGAATTATATGGAGAAATTGATAATTTAACAAGACAAACTAAAACACGAGAATTTATACAACGCGCTAAAAAACTTTTTGGGGAATTGAAATGAACGAATCCGAAAGAGCGGAACAGAATAAAAATACAAGAAGGGGCGAAAAATGAAAAGACCAAAAAACAGGATGGCGAAAGCCGAAACCCAGGAACAGAAAATAATTGAGCCGGCCCTGCCTCCGCAAACAGCGCGGCGCGCCGATCAATGCCCGGGGTGTGGTGCCGCCGCCGGGATAGTATCCGAAATGATTATCAATAATTGCGTCGTCCGGCAACGCCGGTGTGCAAAATGCGATGTATGTTTTACAGAATAAACATGAGCATCAATCAATTAACCGCCGAACAAGTCCGGGAAATACTGGGCGTGCCGTCCGGGGAGCCGGTTGATAACTCCGGAAGTTTTATTTTACGCTGGCAGGAAATGATATTACGGCGTGAATACGGATCATTGACAATCCACATCAACGCCGGGCGTGAAATGCGCTGGACGGAACATATTGAGCATAAACAGGAGGGAAAATAAAATAAGATAGCGGTAAAATTTTAACAGTCCGAGGGAACAACCCAGGGCAATGTCTGATAATTCAGGCATTGCCCTTTTTTATTGGAGCAATACATGAAAGATATTCTAAAAGAAGCGATTGAATATAAAGACAGCATGGCCGTGTCGCCTGTTGATTATGCGGCAAATAATAAAGCCATAGGGATGGCCGATGCAGTTAAGGACGCCATATTTGACGCGATGTTGGCCGGAAAATTGGACAAAACAGATATTGCGATTATCAATGCCAGAAACTGCTCGCCAATGCCTTCAGCCCGTGAAGTCGCCCGGATAGTGGGGCTTGACGTAGCAAATGTGTCCAGAAGGTCGCAACATATTAAACAACTCATTACAAGAGAGTTATAAAATATTTATCGTTTTTACCGCAACACCAGCCCTTCTTATAGATAGAGGGGCATATATAGCGGCGGCAACAATTCAACGAGGCTGATCCGCTCCCCTCTCATTTTTTGAAAGGGAAGCAATATGGCTCTTACCGTGGCCCAGGTTGATGCGGCTCTTACGACCATAATCAACTCAGGGCAATCCTATACCATCGGCGATACGACCTATACCCGCGCCGACCTCGAAGCGCTCCAAAAACTTCGCAAAGATATAATTTCCAACGAGCGTGGCGTGGCAAAGACCATATTCCAGCGTGTGCGCTTCGGGAGCGTGTCGTAATGGCATTAAAAATCAATTCAATTTTCAATCCCGGCCATGTCGGTTTCATGGACAGAATCATCGGCGCGTTCAATCCTCGCGCGCTCGTGCGTCGTGGTCAAAATCGGCTGGCCGGGCTTTACGTTGACCAACATCTTCGCCGGGCCGCCTATAAGGCCGCCGAAACAAACCGGCTGAACGAGCATTGGTCAAGCTCAAACGAGGAAATCAATTTAATTCTCTACCGCGAACTTGATAAAATGCGTTCTCGGAGCCGATGGTTGCTCCGGAATAATCCCCACGCGATGGGGATGATGAACGCCTATATTTCCCACATTGTTGCGACCGGGTTGACCCTGCAATGCCGCGTTGCGCGGATGGTGCAATCAACTGACGCGGACGGCAATCCCATTCTTGAAACGATTGAAATGGAAGCATGGAACGATTACGTGGAGGCAAAATTTAACGAATGGCAGGAATTTGCCGACGCGCGAAGCACGGAGCTTTTGCCGGAATCGTTTATTGATGACCAAGAATTGTTTTTGCGCCGTCTGATTGAGGACGGGGAAGTATTTATTTATCTTGGAACAGATACATCTCTCCCTGGTGTTCCATTGCGCCTGATGTTTATTGAACCGGACAGCCTTGACTCGTCGCTTACCACTTACGGTGGCAACCCGGTTGTAATGGGGGTTGAACTTGACCAGCGGACATATCGGCCGCTCGCCTATCACATTATGCAGGGAACGACAGAGGCCGGATTATATGGCGGCCCCGGGAAAACCATCCGCATACCGGCAAACAACATGCTCCATGTTTTCAAACGGTTGCGCCCCAAGCAGGTTAGGGGCATACCGCACATGGCGGTTGTTACGCAAAAATTTTTTGATCTTGATGAATGGACTGACGCGGAACTCCTTGGGAATAAGATCGCGGCCTGTTTTGGCGTGATGATTGAAATGCCGACCAATGAAACCGCCGCCGGACTTTCCGCCGAGAATTCCTCAAAAGTTACTGACGCCAACGGCAACGCCCTTTCAACGGTGGAGCCGGGAATCATCGGCTTTTTACCGGAAGGCGCGAAGGTGAATGTCGTCAGCCCGCAGAAACCCGGGGCGACTTTTGAAATGTTCGCAAAATATCAGCTTAAATCAATCGGAGCCGGGACGCTCGGGGGTATTTCATATCCGATGATGACGCGGGATACATCCGGACAGACATTTGCCGGCGGCCGGCTGTCGCAACAAATGGACTATCAGGCCTTCCGGCCTTTCCAAGATTTTGTTGCCCGCAAATTTTGCTCACCGGTTTATCGCCGCTGGCTTTCAATGGCCGTTCTTTCGGGAACAGTTATTGCGCCGGGATATTTTGATAACCCGAAATTCTGGGAAGCATCCGAATTTATGCCTCCGGGTTGGTCATGGGGGATAAATCCCCTCCAGGAAGTCAACGCAAGCCGGGCCAGCATGGAAGCCGGGATAACCACATTAGCGGATGAATGCGCGTTTTTAGGGAAGGATTATAAACGCCAACTCCGCCTTGCCGGGAAAATCAAGCGCATGGCCGATAGTCTGGGATTAACGATAAAGGGCGTGAACGAACTAGCGGCGCCATTAACAGCGACGGCGATTGACCCGGCGGCACAGGAACTCTTAACGGAACAAGGAGCGGTATGAAAAAAAGTAAAAAACAAATTTTCAACAAGGAAAACGTGCGCGTTATTGAGGACGCCGTTTCGCGGCGTTTTGGTGGTCTGGCCGGAGTAAATATAAAGGAAGAAGGCGGACTGTTCCGTGTTACCGAAAAAAATCCCGCTTCATTCAAGATGCACGTTGCGACGGAGTTTTCAGAGCGCGACGAAAAAGGGGAAAAACTGACAGGGCTTTCGTTTTCATCGGAAATGCCGGTTATGCGCTTCGGCGAGCCGGAAATATTACTGCACGATTCCGGCGCGGCTGATTTTTCACGGCTTTTGAGCGTCGGCGCAATCCTTAAAAATCACGATCCGGAAAACATTATCGGCGTCCCGGTGATGGCATGGATTGACGATAAGAAGCGCGGCAACCTGGCAATGCGCTGGGGAACAACCGATGGCGCCCTGAAAGCAAAACAAGAAGCGCTTACGGACAAGACATTGCGCGGAGTATCCGTCGGGTATTCCGTCCGTGAATGGGTTTATTTAAAAAATGCAACCGAAACATATAAAGGAATTTCCGGCCCCGCGTGGGTTGCCGTGAAATGGGACGCTCTGGAAGCATCCTTGACGCCTATTCCCGCCGACCCGTCCGTCGGATTGGAGAGGTCAATCAGGGTATGCGCTCCGGCGCAAGTAGTGAGACAAAACAAAAACAAGGAGAGTAAAACAATGAAGAAATTGAAACTACTCCGCGCCTGGAAAGCGTCAGACGGAAAAAGTTATGACGCGGGCGTGGAGCTTGAAGTTGATGAACGGACTTTTACGGAATTGACCAGCGGTGATGAACCGCAGGCTGAAGCCGTGGTAGACAGCCCCGAAATCAGGGCTATTGAAACGTCCAAGCGGGAAGTTAAACCGGAAACCATTGACATCCAGAAGCAAATCAGGGATGCGATAGTCGCCGAAACGCGCGCTGAACAAAAACGCGCAAACGATATCCGCGCTGTTTGTAAGCGTTTTGCCCTTTCGGAGATGGCCGATGAATTGGTCGTCAGCGGGAAGACAGTCGAGGAAGCTCAAAGGCTTGTGCTTGATAAACTGGCGGAACGCCATATTTCCCCGGTGCAAGGCTCAATCATAATGACGCAGGACGGACACGACAGTTTCCGCTCGGCGGCCGTTGACGGAATGCTCCTGCGTTCCGGCGTGGTTGAAGTTGCGAAGCCCGTTTCCGGCGCCGATGAATTTCGCGGCAAAAGCCTGTTGCGCATTGCCGAGGAATGTTTAATCAGGGCCGGCAGGAAAGTTCCTTCGGATATTCGCAAGTTGGTTGACCTCGCGCTCGGAATGCGCGGATCGGAAACCATCGCAAGCGATTCAACCGACTTTCCGCTTATACTGGCGGCCGGGGCTAACAAGTCCCTGTTGGCCGGTTATGAATCCGCACCCGCGACGTTTCCATATTGGGCGTTGGTCGGCTCTATCAATGACTTTAAAGCCACGAAGCGGCTGAAATTTTCCAATGTTGGAAAACTCCGTCTCGTCGCTGAAAAATCAAAATACGAGGAAACGGCCATGTCCGAGAGCGGGGAAACCATCCAGCTCGGAACGTATGCCCGCATGTGGACAATGAGCCGCCAGGGAATCATTAATGATGATCTTGGCGCGTTCACGCAGACGCTGTTCAAATTCGGCTCGCAGGCCCGGATGCTTCCGAACGATCTCGGTATGGCGGTTCTCAACGCCAATGCCGCGATGACGGATGGTCACGCATTGTTCAGCACGGATCACGGAAATTACAGCCATGTTACCGCCCAGCGCCTTGATACATTAGCGGATGCAACAGCGGCTTTGCGCGCCATGTTTATCCTTATGGCCAAGCAGACCGCCATGCAGGGAGCCGGGGAAGTCGGCGCGGATGGTTCGCGCTACCTTAACCTGCGGCCCAAGACGTGGCTTGTGGCCATGAGCGATCTGCTCATAGCCAGACAGGTGATCAATTCGACATCCGATGTGAGCGTGACCAATGCCGGCGTCCAGAATGCCTTTGCCGGTCTTGGGATTAACGTGGTCGGCGATCAGGCCATTATGACAAGCGGAACGGATTACAAACATATCCTGTTTGCCGATCCACGCATTGCCCCAGTGGTTGAAGTCGCATTCCTTCAGGGAAATCAGGCTCCATATTTCAGCGAGCTTGACCAGACCAACGCAGACGGGAGTGTGTGGCTCGTCCGCTTGGATTGCGGTGCGGCCGCGGTGGATTATTGCGGCGCGGTTGAAGAAGTCGGCACGACCTAATGATTAACAACAATGATGACCGGGGAGGTTATTCTCCCCGGTTGTCTTTGATTTTATAAAAACGAAACAAAAAAAATCTGGCGGCAAAACGCCGGAAAAACGGAGAAAAAACAATGAAAAGAATGATGGTTTTTTTGGCCTCGGCATTGGTCGCGGCTTTTCCGGCGTTCAGCGCACAGAATCATGTGAGCGATGCCGGCGTGGTGAAATATCTCAATCCCGGTCCAAGCAAGGTGTTGTCTGGTTCTATCGTTGACCTTGGATACCGATACGGTGTTGCCGGCGGAGATATCGCAAGTAATAAAACAGGGGCGGTGTTCACCGAAGGTGTTTGGCTATTGGCGCGGGCCGATACGAATGCCATTACGCTCGGAGCGAACGTATATCAAAACACAAGTTCCAATGTTACCGGCACGGCGGCCGGGAACAGATATATCGGCGAATGTGTAGAGGCGGCGGCCGGATGTGCGTCCGTATATGGTTCTGATGGACTCCCCAGTCAATGGGTGAAGGTTGATATCGGCGCTCCGCAACGGGCGATAATTGTCGGAACGGACATTCAGGCTCACAGCGCCAATCTTGACAAGGTTGCACTGAAGGACGCCGAAAGTTTAACAAATCTGCCAATCACGATTGTCCCAGTTGATATCGCCATCGTTACTAACGCCACAGTCGGCGGGGCGGCATTGAGTGGTGTTGGGGCGGTCGTAACGAATGTTACACTAAACCTCTTCTGGTCTGGCAACCTCTACGATGTCAGTTCAACGGTTATCAGCAATGCGGCGGGGGATGCGGTGAATTGTGTGACCAATGTTACGCTTACGCTTCAAACCGGAACGCCTTCAGTATCGTCTCCGACGATTTCGCTGGAGACTGGGACAGCCGTTAAAAGCGCTACTGCGACAAATCCTTAACCCGTAACAATTCTAATCATACGGGGCCGGGATATTTACCGGCCCCGTTTTACGGGGAAAAAATGAAAAGACTTTTTGTCATTTTTGCTTGTGTTTTTTCTTTGTTTACACAGTCGGCGCGTTGCAATGTCGGCTTCCGATATAAACTCACGACCGTCAGCAATGACTGGGATGATTACGGCGCCGCACAGATTTACGTCAACGCCAATGCGCGCTGGACGATGTTTCCGCCAAGTAATACTTGGACTATAAGTGAAGAATATCTTCACGGGACGGATGGATATCAATACGTTTCTTTTAACCTGATAAAAGATTACAAATTGCCCTCGCCGTTGGTATCGTATTTTTCCAGCGCTAATCCGATTTTAACAAATTATTATACCCCTTATTCAAACACTCTTTCTGTTGTGGTTTCCGGGTTGCCGATGGGGGTATCAACTCCGTGGGAGTTGAAAATCTATCCGGATGAATATACCAATACCACGATTTTTAAGACAAGTTTTACCAACTCCGCGAGTTTAACCAGGATACCGACGGGATCGTATTTTATCACATTCAGTTCCGTGCGCGGATACGCAGTCCCGCCTGAAACAAACATTGATGTATCGGCGGCAAGATTGGCTTACAGCGCGAATATTTATGTTCCATATTCCAATAATATTTCAGTGGAGGTTATTGGATATCCGGCCGGGAATGCGGCATGGACGATAACCGGCCCAACTGATTTCACGAATACCGTCGGTTATCCGGCAAGTTATACCAACAATGCGGTCATATCCGGCGTTCCCAAGGGAAATTACTCGTTTAATTTTCCCGGTGTGATTGGATATATTACGCCGACAAATACACTGACGATTGACGGCGCAAGCCCGACGGATAACAGCGTGACGGGGATTTATGTTCTGGCATATCCGACTAACATTCCAGTTGGAACAGGTATTCAAAAATTTTATCAGCATAGTTATTTTTTTACGAATGTTTTCCTGCATGATTCGGGTGTGCCCTTGCATACACGTCTGGCGGCGGTTATATCTTCAGAATTAGACCCCATTTTTGGAAACTGGCTTTTAACAAATACTTATTCAAAAGGTGATTCAAACGCTGTCTGGGGAAATATCAGTGGAACATTATCAGATCAAATTGACCTGACGCAGACCGTGGCATTGGCTCTTGGGGCATATCCGTCCTCCAATCCGTCAAATTTAGTGGATGCAACTGTTACGAACGATCTTTCCGGGCGTGTGGACTGTCTCACGAACTGGGTGGCGAACAATTTTGTGCCGACGAATGACACTCATTATCTTGCCGCGATTATTGGAGCCACGATCGCAACGGGAGAGGTCGCGGCGGTTATCACCAACGCGGGGATACTTGGTTTTACCGTGCCGGCGGGCGGTGGAGGCGGTTCCGGCTCCGGCTTCCCGCTGACAAACGATGTTGATCTCGCCGGATATACGATGTCCAACGGCTCATTCGTTGGCAACGGCGCGGGGCTGACCAATGTGCCGGGCACGGAAACAAACTACATCGCCATCCACGAGGGGGATGGGATTGAGATAGACGAGGACGGCACGAATGCCACGATCCGGTGGGCGACGGCATACAGCAACCGGTTGGCGAATGCGGAGGGGGCGACGAATTTATTGAACACGTCAAAGGCCAACAATACATCGCTAATATCAGTATCCAATATAACAGCCGGATTGCTGGGACAATCATCCACTTGGGCAGGAGTAGTGAATAAGGCCGAGAATTCAGCTCTTGTGAGCGTGTCCAATACCGCCAATGCGGCGTTGCCGAAAACTTTTACGAATTCCGCCGGTGTGGTGGAAATACGATTGCCCGCCAATGGAATTGTTTATTTTGGAACAACTACCAACTATATTCAAGATCAGGCTGGAACGAATTTTTTGTTTAAGTCTGGAAATAATTCAGCGAACTTTGGATGGTAACATGCACAAACTACTTATTGTTTTTGGGATTGCAGGAGTAGTTGTAATGGCGGGAGCAGCTGACTATAAAATCTCGCTTGGGGGGGTTCAGAAAATTGATGCCCCTGGTGGTAAAATTCAATTTGTGGCCGCCCCTGATTCTTACACCAAAATACTGTTGCATTTTGACGGCACAAATACTTCGCAGACCTTTATAGATAGTGGAGCATCAAACTATACTCTGTCTGCTGTTGGCACGGCTCAGTTGGATGTGAGTCAAAAAAAATTCGGCACAGCTTCTTTGTTGCTGGATGGCGATAGCGACTATGCGACCGTGCCGGATAGTGATGATTGGGATTTTGGAACGAATAATTTTACCGTTGATTTTTGGGCGTATATTGCAAATACAAATAAGCAAAATATGTTTGTGAGTTTAGGTTATAATTCCGCCAACTCTTTGATTGTATATTATCAGGATGCAAAATTAAGCGCGATATATCGTAACGCGGCCTTAAACAATAAAACCATAGTTGGTTCGGCATTGACCCAGAACACTTGGTATCACATTGCGCTCATAAAAAACAACAACTATCTTATTTTATATTTGGATGGCGTAACCAATGGTTCCTATGCTCCGATGCAAACTAATACTGTTCATGCCGATCATATAGATATTGGTTATGCAATGCCGAGAGATCAGACATTGGCTTATATGCAAGGGAATATAGACGAAATGCGTATTTCTAAAGGCATCGCCCGCTGGACAAATAATTTTACGCCACCGACGAGGAGTTACGGGGAATGATTGACCACGAACTACTGATAAAATGCTTGAGCGCGATATGGAGTTTCGTGCTTCCGTTTATCGTGGTGGGGGCAACGCTGACGGCGATATTGATTATGATGTCCCACGAATGGTTAAAAACATACTGGAGTGAGCTTTGGCGGGTGACACTCCCATTTGTGATCATCGGCATAATGCTGACCACGTTGTTTTTCTTACTGTTGATTACGGGGGCAGAATGTTGAGGATGACTAAAATATACATATCGTTTTTGGCGGTTGTAATCTGTGCCAGCGCATGGTCGGCGGATGTCTATGTGTCCCTTGACGGCTCGCATACCGCGCCGTTTGATACCTGGCTGAAGGCTTCTACGGACATCTGCGCGTCCGTGCAAGGTCTGGCCGACGGGTCTACGGTTACCATGAGCAACGGGACATATAACCTTACCAACACGATCACGATCACGAATGCCGTTACGGTCAAAAGCATTGACGG